CGTTTACGGCGAACCTGTTCCCATTCCAGTGCGACATCGTGTCGCTTGCCACAAAGCTCGGTAGATTCTGCATCTGGGCCGATTGCGGCATGGGTAAAACGCCGATGCAGCTGGAGTGGGCGCGTCAAGTCTGCGAGCACACTGGCGGCCGTGTGTTGATTCTGGCGCCGCTAGCCGTGAGTCATCAGACCGTGCGCGAGGCTGAGAAGTTCGGCATCGAGGGCGTCGCCTTTGCGGCGCGTCCTGGCGATACCGACGCGCGCATCGTCGTCACAAACTATCAGAAGCTCGATCACTTCGACCCGTCCATGTTTGTGGGCGTGGTGCTCGATGAGTCCAGCATCCTTAAGGCGGTCGACGGCAAGACGCGCACGGCGATCTTGGACGCCTTCCGCATGACGCCGTATCGGCTCGCGTGCTCCGCGACGCCCGCGCCGAATGACTTCATGGAACTCGGCAACCATGCGGAGTTCCTGGGCGTGATGACCCGCGAGGAAATGCTCGCCATGTTCTTCGTCCACGACGGCGGGGATACCTCGCAGTGGCGCATCAAGGGGCACGCGCAAGCGAAGTTCTGGGAGTGGGTCTGCACGTGGGCGGTGACGATTCGCAAGCCGTCTGACCTTGGCTATGACGATGGCGCGTTCCAGTTGCCTACGCTCACGATGGTGGATCACGTCGTCCACACACCGCTCGAAGCGATCACGGACGCCAATGGTCAGCATTGTTTGTTCGCGCAGCAGGCGTTGACGCTCGGCGACCAGCGGGCGGTGCAGAGGGCCTCGCTTGACTTGCGCGTGTCTAAAGCGGTGGCGCTGGCGAGCCAGCCGGGGCAGTGGATCGTCTGGTGTCACCTGAACGACGAATCAGCGGCGCTTGCGGCACAGATCGAAGGCGCAGTGGAAGTTGCCGGCGCCAACAGCGACGAGCACAAAGAATCAGCGATGCTCCGGTTTCAGCGCGGCGAGATTCGAGTCCTGGTGAGCAAGAGCAGCGTGTGTGGCTTCGGCATGAACTTCCAGAACTGCCACCAGTGCATCTTCGTCGGGCTGTCGCACAGCTTCGAGGCGTTCTATCAGGCCATCCGCCGCGTGTGGCGCTTCGGGCAGGCGTCGCCAGTGGTGGCCCACGTAGTCTACGACTGGGCCGAAGGCGCCGTGGTCGAGAATCTTCGGCGCAAGGAACTCGAGGCCGGCCGGATGGCCGAGAATATGGCGGAGATCATGCGAGCGAACACACTGGAACAGCTACAGCGCGTGCAACGCACCGTCTCGCCCTACATGGAGACGGTCACGACGGGCGACGGGTGGACGGCCTACCAAGGCGATTGCGTGGAGGGCGTGCGACGGCTCGAGGACAACAGCATCCATTACTCGGTCTTCTCGCCGCCGTTCGCCTCGCTCTACACCTACAGCAACAGCGACCGTGACATGGGGAACTGCAAGACAGGCGACGAGTTCGCCGCCCATTTCCGCTACCTCGTCACCGAACTTCATCGCGTGCTGATACCTGGCCGTCTCGTGTCGTTCCACTGCATGAACCTGCCGCTGTCGAAGACGCGCGACGGCGTGATTGGCGTGCGCGATTTCCGGGGCGAGTTGATTCGGATGTTCGAATCAGAGGGCTTTGTGTTCCACTCCGAAGTGTGCATCTGGAAAGATCCCGTCACGGCCATGCAGCGCACCAAGGCGATCGGACTCTTACACAAGCAGGTCGTCAAAGACTCCGCGATGAGTCGCCAGGGTATTCCCGACTACCTCGTAACTGTGCGGAAGCGCGGTGGCAACCCGGAGCCGGTCGCCGGCAAGCTCGACGACTTCCGAGGCGAGGACGGTCCGCGCATGACCGGCGACGCCACGCGCGACAGCATCAACATCTGGCAACGCTACGCCTCTCCGGTGTGGATGGATATCAATCCGTCAGACACGCTGCAATTCCGCAACGCACGCGACAATGATGACGAGCGGCACATCTGCCCGCTCCAGCTCGACGTGATTCGGCGCGGCGTGCAGCTCTGGTCGAATCCTGGGGATGTCGTGCTCTCGCCGTTCATGGGCATCGGGAGCGAAGGCCACGTGGCGCTTGAGCTCGGGCGCGCGTTCATCGGGTTCGAGCTGAAGCCGAGTTACTACCAGTGCGCGGTGGGCAACCTTCGTGCCGCGGAGCGTGCGAACACGCAAGCAAATCTCTTCAGCGATATGTCGGCGTGATGACACAGCTTGACCTGACGCTCACCGCGCCGCATCCCGTGCCCAGTCGTGGGCCAGAGCGCGGGCGCTTGTCTCGGCAGAACGCGGCCATTCTCTCCAGGCTCCGGCAGGGTCCGGCGAGCAATCACGATCTGGCGCAGTTGTCTCTGAAATACACGTCCAGGCTTAGCGAGATTCGGCAGGCGGGCTATCCTGTGCGCATCGTCTCGCGGGACTACGAGACGGGCCGCGTCGTCTATGCGCTCGGAGTCGCCACATGACGCTCACATATGATGAGCGCCGCGATAACCCGCAACCCTGCGCCTGCGGACGTCTCGTGACGCGGCCCGACCTGTGCGTGCGCGAAGGCTGCTGCCTCATGGCGAGACATCCTCATTCCGGGTCGCCGGGAGCTGCGAACGTAGTATCATGCGACTCGGTAGCCCAGCGCATGTGCCCCCAGCCGGCTCAGACCAGACCATGACAGCTCGGGCTACCTTTGCTCGCGAGAGGACCGCATGACCGTCCTAGACATCGCGCTCATGGGCGCCGTCGTGGCCCTGGCCGGCTACTGCGCCTGTCTCACACTCGCCATCGGGCACCAGCACAACCAAATCGCGACACTCCAGCAACGCGTGGACGTCAACGCCATGGGACTGGAGCGCATCCACGCAACGAAGGCCGGACCCAATCTCGAAGAATTGGGACGGAAGGTGCTCGCCGCGGATGCGAGCGGACGCGCCAACTGAGCGCTACGGAATGACAGCGCGCGCGTCTGCGAGACGGTGGCATGTGCGGCAATACCATCTGACGCGTAACGGCTTGGAGTAGTCGTCGTGGTGCTTCTGTAGTGGATGGGAGCGGCCGCACATTTCACAGCAGGACGGGGGCGCGAGATGGCCTCGCCGCTGGTAGACGTTTGCGTAGGAGCGCGCGTTCGCCCGCATCCGCTGCGCTGGTGTCATGTCACAATGGCGTGGACGTCTGAGCCGCGCGTATTCGGCTCGGCATGTCAGGCAGTAGCCTGGCCGATCCTTGGGGCCTTCGCATCGCGGGCATAGCCCGTCTGTCCGGCGTTTCACGTGGACTACGACGGAAACATCGTATCATGAAGACCGCACAATCCGCATGACGAGAAAAAAGAGCCAGACACCGCGGCCCTTCTCGCGAGAGGCCGCCAACAAAAAGCGCGCCGCCCTCAAGGCTGCCTTCCTCGCCGCCTACGCCAAGGACGCCACGCTCAAGGTCGCCTGCGAGCTCACTGGCGTCGGCCGACGCACGCACTACGACTGGATCGCGCAAGATCCAGCCTACGCGCAGGCGTTTGTCGACGCAGAACAGGTGGCGACCGACGCGCTCGAGTCGGAAGCTCGGCGGCGCGCGACGGAAGGCACGACCGAACCTGTGTTCTACCAGGGGCAGCAGTGCGGTTCCATCCGCCGCTACTCGGATACGCTGCTGATTTTCCTGCTGAAAGCCAAGCGGCCTGACCAATTCCGGGACCGATTCGAGCACACGGGCGCGAATGGCGGGCCGATTGACGTGGTGCATCTCTACATGCCCGACAATTACCGCAAGGGCTCCACGGGCTAACGGCGAGAAAACGTTAGGGAAAATGCGGATGCCTCACCGTCTGGAGACCGGATGCCAGCCGCGACCGTAGACCGGCCGAAAGCCCGCGAGGTCAGACCGCAGCCAGGCCCGCAGGAGCTCCTGCTCTCGACGCCGGCCGACGTGGCGATTATCGGTGGGAGCGTCTACGGCGGAAAAACGTGGACGCTGGTCTACGAGCCATTGCGCCATGTGAGCGTCAAAGACTTCACGTTCGTGGCGTTTCGGCGGGAAATGCCGCGCATCACGAATCCAGGCGGGATGTGGGACGAGTCGGGGAAGTGGTATCCGCTGGCCGGTGGAAGCGCACGCGAGCACACACACGAATGGGCGTTCCCGAGCGGCGCGTGGGGGAAGTTCTCGGGGCTCCAATACGATTCCGACCTCGAGGCCTGGAAGGGCGCGCAAGTCTGCCTCATGCTGTTCGACCAGCTCGAGGAGTTCACCGCCAAGCAATTCTTCTACCTGTTCTCACGGAATCGATCAACGTGCGGCGTCGCGCCCTACATTCGCGCGAGCTGCAACCCGGCCCCGGATAGCTTCCTCGTTCAGCTCCTCGACTGGTGGCTCGACATGGCCGGCGAGGGCTACGCGATTCCCGAGCGGTCTGGCGTGATTCGGTGGTTTCTCCGCGTCTCTGACGTCATGGTGTGGTC